ATTATCATTGTCCTCTGTTCCAGTTTCAAAGTCGGATTTTAATGCACCTGTATAAAATACTTTTGTCTTTGGTTCTTGTTTAATTAACTCATCAATTGCCTTATACTTAAATGCAGTCTTAGTTTGATAAAAGAAATATCCTGCATCTCCTCCAACAGGCACTGATCTTCTACACAAATCACGAACTATATTCAACACACCTCTACCCCTACCAGTGAAATCATATTTATTTTCAGTAGGATCAACTTCAATTTTATCATCAGTTAATTCTAATTTTTCTTTTAATATTTTTTTAACTGTATCACTTATCTTTCCTTTAAACTTATCAAAAACTGGTAATTCATCATTTAATTTTTCTTTTTTACCTTTCAAATCCAACATAACAGTTTGACGATTTGCTTCTCTTGATATGACAGGGCATCTATTAACTTTAAAATGATCAGATTTGTTCGTAAAATCTAGTTCCCCTGTTTTTGTAGTTATTTTTAAACTTAAATCCTCATTACCTTCTAGGGGAAGTGCTTCCTTCACGGGTTTGAGAACTCCATTTTCATCCTCAATATTACCACCAGCATCTACAAAAACTAAATTAGCAGTAACTATTGGAGAATATAAACTCTCATAATAATCAACAGCGATAGTTCCTGCATTTAATTCAACAGGATCTTTCCCCTTCTTAATAAGTTCTATCTTATTATATTTTGATGGTGCGTTGGCTGATGCTGCTGACATTATACTGTAACTGTTGTTTGAACGACCTGAGTTTTGTTAACAATAATTGTTTTCGTACGATTCTTCTTACCTTTATTTAACATGGCAACGTCATCAAGTTTTTTCTGAGTCACTGATCCGGGTTGGAGAGCATTTATTTCATTCAATCTATCATATCCAATTGCTTCTGCGATCTTACGTTTGAATATAAATTCACCGGGTGTCAAAAGTGTAGGAATACTATCTTTAATATTACTTCCACCATCACCTGCTTTACCAGATTCTCCACCCTCATTCATTTTAGGAACTTCAGTGTTCTCCTGCATACCTTCAACTACACCTTCTTCCACATCTTCTGGTGATGCTTCCTCACCACTCTCATCTACAGGGCCAATTTCTGATCCATCTTCTACTTCAGCACCCTCAACTTCAGCACCTTCATCTCCCTCTAAATCTTCACCCTCTTCATCTTCCTTTTCCTCTTTATCTTCCAATTCAAGAGCAGCATTTTCAATTTCTTCCGGATTTAGAAGATTAGTTTCAGCCTCAGCAGCATCCATTTCAGTAAGACCCTGCTCTGTCATCGAATCTATTTCGCCTTGCTCTGCTTGAACTGTGGCAACATCTGCATCAACAGCATCCTTGTTTGCCTCTATTTGATCTTGTTCACTCTTTTTACCAGTTATAAAATCAACTATACTTTTGAAACCATCGACTATACCTTTTAGAAAATCAAATGCCTTCATGATTGGTTCTTTAAAGGTTTTGAATACTTGAGTATATGTATTAAGTAAGTATCCACCTAAGATAAGAACTGCTGCTTCCATCAATTTGTCAAGCATACTACCACCTTTTAGTGGAGAAGATTCTGGTTTGATTTTCTTCTTAGGTTTAGATAGTTCTAATGCTTTCTCCTCTGCAGCAATTTTCTTTGCTTCCTTTGCCTTAAATATTGTTTTTGCTTTGAATGTTTTTAAGCGACTAATAATCTTAGTGTTTTTTGTTAGAACACTTTTAATATTATCAGCATTTATTTTGAGTTTTTCACTCCCTATTTTACTTGCAGTTGTTGCTTCTGTCATACTGTCATACCTAGAGCATCAGGAGTTGTATTCATATAATCATTTAATTTATTGTATGAAGAGATGAACTCTGAAGGATTTGCTTTCTCGTCTGCAACATCAGCGACTTCACCGGGTTTTGCCATGATAGGAGTAGTAGGCACATCCACAACTTCAACTCCTCCATCTTGACCTGCTTCATCTTTCAAAGTATTCAATGTTTCAGTGGCATGTTTGATTGTGCCTGTAAATGGCATTTCTAACATTTCAGGGCCACCTTCACCCACTAAAACTCTTTCACCCTTAGTTACACGTTTTCCAACTTTTGCTGCAGTAACTTCACCCTGTTCCTGCTCTTTTTTCGCATCACCAATATCTTTTGCGATAAGTCCCACATCAATCGCAGTGGAAACAGCAGTACCAACACCCGGAATCATAGATGCTGCACCAGATCCTAGTTCCATTAATGCACCACCCCAATCACCCTTTCTCAATCTGTCAACTGCAAATGCTGCACCAAGTCCCAATCCAACAAAAGGTATCTTTTTCAATACAGACTTACCAGCACCTTTTCCCAAACTTTTACCAACAGTTTTACCTAAACCTTTACCTGCAGTTTTGAGACCCTTCATACCACTCTTCATCAAGGTTTTTCCACCCTTAAATAATTTTTTACCAAAACCTAATACCTTACCTACACCACCCTTCAAGAAGTTTTTAACCTTCTTAACAATATTTCCTATAGTGGCAAATACTTCTGCACCCTTTGCACCAATATTTTTAAGTTTACCACCTATACTCTTGAATACGTTTTTTAATCGTTTTGGTAACTTAAATAAATTTTTTGCGAAATTAAATATTTTCTTTGGTATGTCTAGAAGAAACTTTATACCCTTCTTGAAAAGTTTGAATAAATTTTTAATTGAGAAAAATCCTAAAAACGCTGCGGACGTTTTAAGAAACCACGAAGCACCTTTGATAATGAACTTAGTAAATCCTCTCCACGCATTCTTAAACGTGTCAGATTTCATAAATTCAAATACTGCGTTACCAGTGATTCCTATGAGGAGAAATGTAGCAAGTTCAATCAATTTATCTGTCATAGACTTGATCGGTGCCATTCCTTTCTTAGCTTGATCTTTTATCTTACTACCTAAACTCTTCTTCTCTAAACCTTTTTCTTCTGCTTTTATTTTCTCTTTACTTGACTCCTGTTGCAGCATTGCAATTTCTGCCTTCTCTTGATCGATTCGGGCAGCAAAATCTGCCTTTAAGATACCTCCTATCTCTACAAGAGATTTGTTTGTTGCTTGTATGTCAACTTCTAATTTTTTAAAAAGTTTATTTGAATTTATTTTCTTATCTTTCTCTCGTTTCAACTGTGCTTGAGCCTTTTGCATCTCTTTAAGGTTTATGGATGCCTCTACCTCTGCAAGAGTCTGCAACTTTTTTGGTCTTCCCCTTCTCTTTTTTGGTGCACTATCCGCGTTCGCGTCAAGATCACCCATCTTGGTTGTTTTAATTTTTGGCAGTGTTTTCTTTGCCATTTCTTATGCGTTACGTTGTTGTGCCTTTAAATTTTCTTCTTCAATATATTGTTTGAGTAGAGCGACATATACATCTCTCTCCCAAGGCATCATGTTTTCAATCTCAGTTATAGAATATTTATGGTGTTGCATGAGGGCAAAGTTTACCTTATAGTATGACTCAAGGTTTGTATGAGCCATACCTAGTTGAAAAAACTTGCCAGTCCCTCCAATTTCACCTTACTTTCCTTGCCTGTTTTAGGATTAGTTACTTTGACAATATGCTCCAACTTGGGCATGGTTTCAAAGAAATTCTCAACCTCTTTGAATTGTTTAGTATTTAACTGTTCAATAAACTGATTGAGTTCTTCGGGTGAACTATCTGCAGCATCCCAACTCTCTTCATCATCATATATCATATCTATACAGGTAGATAGCATACCAATTGATTGAGCAACTTGACTACCTTCTTCATCAGTATCAAAATTTGCATCTATGAATTGTTGCATTGATGGATACTTTAACTTCATAGAGTACTTATCATCAAGTTTAATAATATTTTTGTGGCCCGGTGTCTTCTTTACTTTTATATCATCAATATTGATAGAAGTGTCAACAGTGGTCTTTTTATCATCTGGGCATGTGATGACCACATCAACCGTCTCACCAACTGATTTAGCACGGATATTCAAAAACAAGTATTCAATATCAAAACTTGGCAACTTTGTTATATCTACGGTTTTTGTCTCAATACAATCTGCCATAATCTCAACTATTGAACTTGAGATTTGTTTGGCATCACCTGACTCTAATGCTAGAATCAATATTTTTTCTTCTCGAACAAGGAATGGACGATACTTGATTTTCTTTTTATTAGATGGTAAAGTCAATTCATACGTTGGAGTATTAATCTTGGGTAATGGCATAATTATCTAATCAGTAGTTTTATTTAGCAGTCTATCATAAACCTTTCTTATTTGCAACAACATACCTGTCGTAATTGAAACTGACATTGACCTTAAGAAGATCTGCTGAACCATATTGAACTGGTATTGGTGTTATTGATTTAGGGAATGCATTAATAAATTGATATCTCAATATTCTCTTCGCATTCTTTTCAAACTTACTTATAAACATAGTATCACATTTATAAGTATCTGGATATCTCATCCTACGGTAAAATGGTTTTTGAAAATCTGCTACTTCTCTCTCTGCACCACTAGAAATATAGTCCATCCAACCCTCAAAAATATTCAGCATGGTGTAATCATCATCAACATAAAAAGAAAAATCAATATCAGTATACAAACGAGAATGGGCAAACTCTTGAGGTATTCCCATAAAATTATCTTTGACCTCTGCTGTTGCAAACGCACTTGCTGGTAATGATGCATCACTACACAGTAACCCAGCCTCACGACTGATAAAATCTTGAGCGTTATCAATTCTTTTATTAAATTTCAAATACTGAATTACATTACCATTAAATCCAGCAAAATGAACTTGATATTGATTATTCAGCGATAGACTACCAAATTTTACTTTGGCATCATTCATTGTGATTTTCTGTATAAAACTCACACTAAATACCTATATGACTTTATTATAATTCTATTTATGTCATATAAGGGAAGATATTCTCCCACATACCCGCGAAAGTACAAAGGAAACCACACAAATATAGTTTATCGCTCTTTATGGGAGAGAAAATTTATGGTTTACTGTGATTTGAATGAAAATATACTTGAATGGGGGAGTGAGGAGATCGCAATACCATATAGATCACCTGTTGATAAAAAGATTCATAGATACTTTCCTGACTTTTATGTCAAGTTGAAAGAAACCACAGGTAAAATAAAAAAATATATTATTGAAGTAAAACCAAAAAAACAACTTAAACCTCCCACTAAACCAAAGAGACAGACGAAGGGTTATCTATATGAAGCATATGAGTATGCTAAGAATCAAGCAAAGTGGAAAGCTGCCACTGAGTATTGTAAAGATAGACTCTATGAATTTAAGGTGATGACGGAAGATGAACTAGGAATCAAATGAGTCGTATAGCACCAGCATTAGATGATTTAATAGGGATCGAAGATCCTGATGATTTAATGGTGGAAATAATGGATCTACTTAATGAAGGTGGTGCACCACAAGCAGGAAACTATTATTTATTTGTTTACAGACCAAAAACTCCGAATATAAGATATGACCAAAACCCTCTTGTTGCAGTAACTAATGTGTTCTCATGGGGTTTTGTGGGAGTCAATTTTCACTGGGGTGAATCAAGGAGTTACACGTATAATGAAATAGTTGGTGGCACATATCAAGTTACTGCTGAAGAGATAAAAGACCTCCAAGCACTACCTTTTGGAAAATATCGTCTAAATAGTTAAAAAAAGATAGATGGCACGAGTAATAGTAGGATATAAAACTAATAGAAGGGGTAGAAGAGTTCCAATTTATGGCACCCCGGAAACACCAGCTTCGGTAGAAATAAATCCTGATACTCAAGCGTCGATTGATGCTGCTGAACAGAATGAATCAAATTCACAGATCAATACCGCAACAAAAGCAAATGCAACACCAGCATCCAAAAAACGTGGTGGTATCTTAAGATATCCAATGGAAGCATTGACAGGAACAACAGATTATCTTCAGATTGATATCAAGGAATATATTAGACAACCCGGAAATACAAAACTTATTGGTGCAAAAGGATTTGGAAGAAATAGTTTAAACAATGCAGTTGGAGCAACTCGATCTGGTTCACTTGCCACCAAGTCAGTTCAAAATACTGGAACGATTATTTTACAGATACCATCAGATATAAAAGATGGAAACAGTGCCAACTATGGTGAAAGTAAAATGAATACTCTCACTGGTGCTGCTGCAGGTGCAATCTCTGGTGGTATGAAAGCAGGTGCAGAACTTGTCAAAGCACTTGGAAATGAACAAACATTCGCTGAAGCGGGTGATCAAATTAAAAAAGACATAGGTGCTAATCTAACTCCGGGTGAAACAAGTGCATTACTAAGTGCTGCACAGCAAGGATTAACAGCGAAGGCAACATCTTCTGCATTAGGTATTTTTGGTGCTAACGTATCCACAGAACAATTGCTTGCAAGACAAAGTGGTCAGATATTCAACCCAAACTTAGAATTATTATTTAATGGCCCTACTTTAAGAAGTTTCAGTTTCTCATTCAAAATGACACCCCGTAGTGCTCAAGAGGCAAGACAATGTAAAAATATAATAAGATCATTCAAACAAAATATGGCACCAAAAACTGGTGGAGATACAATCGGTGGTAGTGCTATATTTATGAAGACACCTAATTTATTTGAACTTCGTTATCGAAAGGGTAACAGCGATCATCCATTCTTAAATAAATTCAAACAGTGTTTCTTAACAAACTGTGCTGTAAATTACACAGGTGAGGGAGTATATGCTACATATGATGATGCAACACCAATCTCTATGCAACTTGATTTAACATTCAAAGAGATTGAACCAATTTACTTTGACGATTATGATAAGTCACCAACAGGAGTAGGATTCTAATGTATTTTAAAGAACTACCAACACTCAGATATCCATCTTTTCTATCTGATAAAAATTCATCACTAGATTATGTTGATGCTAAAAACTTATTTCGTCGTGTCAAACTAAGAGAGGACTTGCAATCTATCATAACTCTCTTCGATAAGTATGAAATTCCAGAGGGTTT